AGCCCCTTTTCTTTGAATGGGTTCAGTTGACCGCTTTGAAATTCGAAATCATATGATGTTGGTGTAGCTGTCCACGTGGAATCATCTTGGGTAGCTAATTCATCTTCTATAAAGTAAACATACCCATTTGTTCCACCAGCCAGAGTTGCAGGATACCCCTTTTGAAGCTGACCATCTCCCCAGGTAATATTGAAATTGTCTGCAACTGTGCCCTCTAGGTCTTCAAACGTGATGTCTTCCCCAGTTGTCCACTGTCCAAAGCAAAGAGCTGATTGCTCATATATTGAGTAAGTCCCTTCGTCATACTGAACAACCAGATAACGATCATTTGAACCTGAATTCTCTTCAGTAGAGGGGTAGGCAATTAGAGCGTGTTTGTGGTGGTCATCTCTGGTGGTATAAGATAAGGCAATGTAATCGTTGTCAAAATCGTTGGTGACAAGATTAGGAATCTTTCGATCAATATTAAAAGCACCTTGCCCGTTGCAAGCATAGAGTCCATCTAGACCAAACGATGCAATGTAGTCATCAAATGCAACCGTTCCAAACTGAGAGGCACTTTCTCTTGTAGCGTTAATCTGCTCCCAAACAAAAGGAAGATCAGGGTTTTGTGTATATCGAAGTTTCCAGATAGAACGTTCAAAAAAGACAATAAGACTATTACCTAGGAATCTAGCCGATACCATTCCTTCATTGGTGGCTGCATCCGTGTAACCGCCTTGACCGAATGTGTCATCTAGCCAATTAGCTGAGTTCCCACGCTGTGACCATCGACATCTTTGCCTAAAGCTTTCATTTGAACCTGTATTTTCTATGGTATCAAGCAAAACAATTCGATCTTCCCAAAAGAAAACCATCCTTGCAGTAGTAACGGTATGAGCACTTCCATTGATAGTAAGCGTTTGAGCTGCAATATTTGTGCCATCCCAAGTATATATCCCACTATTTGTATCGTAATCCACAAGCCAAAGCTTATCGTCCTCAGCATCAGCCCAAACAAGATTCGTGCTATTCCAAGCAGCATACGTTCCCCCTGAAGTCGATTGTGGGAAAAAATAAGAGTTAGAGGTATTCCAAAGATGAAAACGTGTGGTGTCCATCGCTACAAGCTGCTCTAAACCATCAGCATTTTTAAACCTAAAAATTCCACGTATAGGGCTACTAGTCGTATCATCTACATAATCAGCCACAACATTTGCGGAAGTAGTAGATGTAAAAGTAACGTCAATATCACCAGTGTCATAATCAATAGTGCCAGTTCCATTCCCTGTAAAAGCTCCTTCCCCATCGTCTCGCAATACTTGACCGCCACCGCCATCCTCATAGACCCTTACAGAGCGTCTAATAACAGTTGTATTGCTTAGGGTATGCGTGTAATTAGTAGACCCTGAAGATCCAACAGCCTCAGCAACGTTTTCATGACCACATTGACCGTATACACTTTGACCAGCTCTTTTAAAAAGAATGCCGTCTTGCATATACATATTTCTCAAGTTTTCAAAGGCTTTTGCAGGAGTTAGCCAAGGATCTGTTTGACGATCAATACCAGAATCAGCTCTAAAATCAGCAATAAGGTATGGTTGATAACTCATTCTTCCCCCTTAAAATAGCCAATCATCTTTTTCATTGCTGACTTTGGTTTTTCCAGTTTTTTTTGCTGTTCATGGAGTTGGAATCTAATATACTCTCTTGTCTGCTCTAAGACAGTCTTAAATGTCTTGTTCAAGTCATCCGTTTTATTTCGTTGGCTTTCAACAGCTTGTTGTATACCAACCATACGATTATGGAAATCTTGCTGCATCACCATTGCGCGAATCGGAGCGCAATCCTCTACTAAAGCAGTTTTACCGTTTTCGCCTTCTTGCCACCAGGTTTCTACATAGAAAGGACAATCTTTACCGTGTTCCTTATAGAAAGGACACTTTTCTTTCTTACAAGTACCTTCCATTATGGCGCATCCTTTGTGCATAAAATTCCTACTCTAGCACTCGGTCTCCACGAAGCACCGTGATTGTGAGCTTGACCACCTCCAACACTAGATGTAGATGTACCAGCCGAAATGCCTGTAACAATATTGCTTCCGTTGGTTCTGCGTTTATTTTCTGGAGAATTTGGAGCTGTATAAGTGTGAGAATGCGAAGGTATTTCATCTACTGTGAGAGTGTGGTCAGGTTGTTGCCATGTTCCAGCCTGTTGCCCCCCAAATTCATAAACAGACCCACCTTTGATCGCTAAAAGCTCATCACTAGCATCACTAAACAATGTCCATCCTGTAGGGGCTGAATCTTTATAAAAAAAACAAATTGTTCCAGTTGGAAAGTAATCAGGAATTGCAGTGAGATTATCCATGCGTGTAGAAGTACAAACCGTCTGTATTTCTGTCCAGTTGGCTAAAGTACCAGTCATCATGCTTGCTGCGGTATCAGCATCCGCAGGAGTATCAGCATCCCATGCCATTTAATCTTTCCTCGCAATAATTCCAACTCTTGCTAATGGTCTCCAAGAAGTACCGTGGTTATGGCTATTACCACCACCCACACTTGAAGTTGCTGTGCCTGCTGAAACCCCAGTAACGCAAGCGCTACCGTTTGTTCTGCGTTTATTTTCTGGGTTATTCGGTGCGGTGTAAGTGTGGGAGTGCGCTGGAATCTCATCGACTGTTAAAGTATGACTTGGCTGAGTCCAAGTTCCTGCACTAGCTGCACCAGTTGTATAGGTTGATCCCCCTTTGATTGCTAAAACGGTATCTCCTAAACTTCCTTGAAGTGTCCATCCTGTAGGCGCAGAATCAGCATAAAACCACATATCAGTACCACTAACCACATAATCAGGAATAGGAGTTGAATTGTTAAGCCTGTCAGCGGTTAAAACGGTCTGAATTGCACTCCAGTTCTGGCGAATATAGTTAGCACCAACTGGGATATTCCTTTGATTCGTGGGTTCCGAAGATCTCCAAGCCATAATTAGAAGCTCCCTTTAACTCTTCCTGAATAAAGCTGCTGGACAGCCCTTTGCTGTACGGTGCTTTTATGTTGTTCATATTGCGCTTTTAAGAGATTAGCAGCTTCAAAGTTCCTGTCGGCTGTTAAAAGCTCTATAGCCGTGCCATACGCGATAATAGAACCCCATTCTTCTCTTGTAGGTGTCTGCGTGTCTGAGGTTAAAGTTGTCGGTCTAACAAGACATTTAATCTTTACCGCATACACTGCATCAGGTGGATTTCTTAAAATCAACTCTCCACCATAAAACAAAATATCTGAAGGTCTTGCTTCAGTATATGTGCTATTCTGGGGGAAGCGGTCATAAAAGGCTTCGGGATCTAGCCAAAGTCGAGCGTCTTGGTTATCAATATATGCAGGAGCTTGCAATATGATTCCTGTGTCATCATCAAAAGTATAATCGTCATCGCTTGCGGTGGTATTGAACTCATACCAATCCATAAGTTCGGTAGGTTGAACTTCAAGAGGAAACTTGTAGTAATAATATCTATTAATGGCAGTTTCCAAATCAGAGTCCGAAAGAGATGAACCTTTCTTTTGCGTGAGACTTCTTACATAACTCTTAATTTGACTGAAATCCCATAAAGCCATAGTTATACCTTAACTTTTACTGGTTGGCGTGCTTCTTCTTCTTTAGGATTGAATGAAACACGTGTACGCTCTCCTTCAATCGCCTCAATTTTAAAATAATCACCAGTTTGAGGATCTTTGTAGAAGCTATCCAGTACTTGAACAAAGTATTGCGTCTGAAACGTCTCCGTCTGCTTCATAAATCCAGTATTTTTTTCTTCCTGCCATACACGCTTAGTGATGTTATTTAGGTGGTCGGCAATCTTTTGAGGGAGACAGTAGTCTCGATTGTCCATCAAGCGGTAATGATCCTCTTGATACCAAAATTCCAAAGGCGCGTTTTGCTCTTTGAAGTTGCGAAACCGCGCAACGACCATTGGGATTGGCTCCTTGTCTTCCTCTTTTTTTTTATTACGTTTTGGGTTTGTACGGTTTTTCAACTCGTCTTCCCAAGTCTCAAGCTGCTTTTGTTTATCTTCTAGTCGAGAAGATAGCTCGCTCATTTGGTTCATTTGCTCAGAAAGACGTTTTTCCATCATCTCCAAGCGTAGTTCTGTATCAGTCTTAATTGGCTCTGCCATTTCTTCACCGTCTTGTTTTTTTGTACGTGCCATTTTCTTTGTCCTTATAGTTCAAAACAGGGGGGTATTAACCCCCTGTTAATTAGTGCATTAACCAATATCACCAAGATCTACTACACCTTGATCATCAAGGAAACAATAAACCTTCATAACGTCACTGTCAGCACCTACAACGGCTGTGCCAAGCGTAATCCCTGCTCCACCATTGTCAACTTGCGTTTCAGAAACGTTTTTAGCGATACCACCACTTGAGTAAGCAGTGAAGCCACTTGAATCAACATCAATTGTGAACGTTGAACTTGTAGCAGCGACCACTTTATAGTGAGCATCATTGATCTCAGTCATACCAACCACACCAGTAATGTAGACGTAATCGCCAACACTAGCGGTATTTGTAGCGGTTACAACCGCTTGAGCAGCTGCGGAAATGCCTGTGATTGTGTATTGGTTTGTTGCAAAGTTGCTAGCTCCATACGGAGTAAATCCGTTTGATGTGGAAATAGATGCAATCGCAGCGTCTGCCTCGTTAACCAGGTTATACGAGTATCCAGAAGCCATTGAGCTATCCCACTTGGATTCAATTACACTTGCATCAGTAGCATATTTTGTAGTGTTAACCACTTCCACTCTGGTTGGAGCAAAACCCACGATCAAATTGTAAGCTGCACCACCAGAAGTAAAACTAAAAAGTTTAGATTTCATTGTTTTTCTCCTATGGTTTAGTCATTTGCTCGTGTGCATTGAACTTGTCTGATCCAGTTTTGGTTCAACAAGATTGCAGTATGCAAGGTTTTCCAACCCTGTGTGCAACGCTGGTTCAATGGATCTTCTGTTCCACCTGAGCCGTAATCTTTAAAGATATGCTCGGCAATTCCTTCTTCAAGCTCTACAACACCGTAAGCGTCTTGACCTACAACGAAAACATTATAAGTATCAGGGCTTGTTGATGTGTCAACACTACCTAGTGGGCTAAGAACCCAGCGGATGTTGTCTGTAGAACCCCACTCGGCATCCATAACGGATTGCTGAGAAGGATATTGAGAAGTAGGAACGAAAGAACCCAGAGCGTTCAAGTCACGCATGAGCTTAGTGTGACCCATTGCCCAGAAAGCCTCACGAATTGGTGTAGTACCTTCTTTGTTCTGACCTTCAATAACAGGAGAGAACATATCAGCACTAGCATTCATAAGAGTTTCCACGACGATATCAAGATCATCATCTGTTAGCTCAGTCGGCGTATTTCCGTTTGAACCCATGCTACATTGGTAAACAGAAGCAGAAGCTTCAAGCTCTTCCATTGTAACTTGGTCAACAGACTCACCCATTTGCTGACCTAAAAGCTTTACGTTGTCGTTAAGTGTAGGAGACTCAACAACATACTCAACCATGTCCGTGATCGTGATGTAATCACCATATTGGCTGACTTGAGCTTGTAGGTCGATGACCTCAAGTTGCTTTCCTGCTGGTGTAGTACCTTCGGAAAGAGGTGTTGTGTTCGGTGTCAAGTTTACTTGACGGCGAAACTTAGCTACCTTACTGCTTTTAGCAGGTAGACGCTTTCTTTGACCAAAGAGGTTATGAATCAACTTTGGCTTTGCCCTAGCGAGAAGCTGGCGGTCATAGTAAACCTGAGCACCGCTAGGGACTTCTGAAGTAGTCGTTACATTCGACATAGCTATCACCCTTTAGGTTTTAGCCAAGCCGATAGCGATCCCCCATCGCTACTAATTCCGCATGTGACATCTTGGCGTAATCTTGGGCATGTTTCAAAGCACCTTTACTCCCTACTTTTGCAGGGTTTTGAGGCTTCTTTGCATTAGCCTCGGCTCTCTTTGAATATTCATGCTCTTGATCTTTCATCTGATCTTTATAGTACGCTTCCGATGTTCTACAAGCTTCATAAGCAGCTAAATACGGGTTTTGTGCATTCATGCACGCCTGTGCTACGGCTGGGCTTAGTTGTTTCCCATATTTAGAGATCACCTTGTCAAGATCTGGATGCTCTGCCTTAGCCTCTAGCTTCATGAGTTTTTGCTCCTGATTCTGAATCATTTGCTGATATTTCTGCTCACGAGCATTCATATCTTCCTCATAAGAACCATAGTCAAGGATATCATCCTTTTCTCGCTTTGGTCGCGCTGCTGCTTCACGTTCCTGCTCTAATCGACTCATACGGTCTCTTAAAACAGCAAGTTCTTGCTCAGCTTTATACGCACGATCTCTTTCCTTATCGCGAGCCTCTTCCAACCTTCGGAAGTTTATTTCCTTGGGAGTATGAGATTCGCTGTCATGTTGATTGGCGACTTCAACATTAACGCCGTCTTGAGCCGTAGCGACTGGCTCTTCTGTAACGCTACTTAATTCTTCTGTCATGTTTTCCTTTATCCTTTAACGTTGGTTAGGTAACGACCCCTAAACATAATAATCTAGCATCCTTCCTACAGATCCCACCAAAACCTCATCGACATTTTGGTTTTCAAGATGTTCAGGCAATACTATTTTTGTGTTTTTAGGCAAGCAACGAATCAGCTTCATTACACCTGCCTCATAATCACAATACCACACCATAGTGTTAACTAACGGAGTGGGCTTTTTATCGAAAATTTTAATGGTTCGGTGTTGTACATTCCAGTGAAAATCGTCAGGGCGTTCGCAAACACGAATCCACATTTTCTTTTTACCAAAACGAGGGTCTTTAACTGCCTTATCGGCCTCTTTCCAGAGATCACGAATAAGGTTCTTGGCCATCCCTTCTCTTACGTCACCGATTTCTGCAACCATTATCTAGCTCTATGTCCTTTAAGAACTTTAAAAGGAAGGTGCTCGTATCCCATGGACTTATCTCCTGAATACTTACGATTCCCCATTTCTTTTTCCATCCCTTCACTCTCGTGCTCACGAGCTTTCATGCTTTGCTTTTTTTTGCCGTGTTTCATGCCTAAAGCATCAGCTAATCGGGCATTATATCCTTGCTTCATTTTTGACCTCTTTTTTTAGGTTTACTTTTACCTGCTTGCTTCATTGCAATCGCAACTGCTTGCTTTGGATTTTTCTTTTCTTCTTTAACAAGTTTTCTGATATTCTTAGCTATTGTTTTCTTAGAAGAACCTTTATCCAACGGCATGACTAAACCTCTCTCTGGTAAAAATATCACTTGCACATTTTGTGCAAAAGAATTTTATGTACCTAAAAACAGGCTTGAAACAGCCAAATATTGCTCTAGATCTTGTAAAGCTAAAGCTACAACTATTCAAATAACGGCTAAATGTGAAATATGTTTGAATCAATTCACGCATATCTGTTCTAGAAGCAACAAAGCTAAGTATTGTTCTAGGAGTTGTTATTACAAAGCCCAGCATCTCAAAGGAACGGTCAATTATTCTTGCACTCATTGCAATAAAAACTTTAAAGGCTCTCCAAGTAAACCTAGAAAATATTGCTCGAGGGCTTGTATTGGGAAATCTAAGAAAAAAATATGGAATCCTTCTTTCTCTACGGCAAGAAAAAATCTTCTTGCTAGGGGAAGAATTACAAAATGTAATAGATGTGGGTTTGATTCTCATCCAGAAATTTTGGGTGTTCACCACAAAGATAGGGACAGATCTAACAATGAGATTTCCAATTTGGAAATTCTTTGCCCTAACTGCCATAGCCTTGAACATTCTAAACATATTTGCCATTCTTCTCCGTAGAGGCATTACATTAGCTCCCAACTGCTTGCTAAAATCTCATCACACCCTTTTTCTGGCATCCAAAAATAATCTACTTCATATTCTTGGGAATTTAACTCAAGGACATCTGAACTCAACAACATAACAGAGTGTTTAAATAGTAATCCATTTTTTAAATGTAGGTACTCTCTTTTGTCCCATACACCACACCTAACTTTGCTCCCACTCTTAAGATGGGTTAATGCTTCCCCGAAATTCATATTTACCTCTTAAACTTCTAAGTCTGGTTGACCCTGTGCTTGCTGTAAAGCTTGAAGAAGCTCAGGGGGAAAATCTTGGATAGCCTGATCAGCAGACTCTGTTGCCTTTGCATCCTGCATCGCAACGCTTCTATCTGCCTGTGCAATATCCTGTTTTACTTCAAATCTATCTTCTGTATTTTCTGCTTCTTGCACCTTCTGAAGAACATCAAGCAATCTCATCACATTATTGATATCCATCTCTTGAATCTTCTTAATGCTTTCTACTCGGTCAAGATCCGCTTTCGCTGCATTTTTAGCGGCCTCAGACTCCCTCCAGACAGCAAGTTTCTCATCAGCAACACCGCGCCTTCTGTCTTGTTCAGCTTGTGAAAGCTCTTTAATTACTCTGGCATTTCCAAGGCGTAATTGAAGCTCTTTTTGTTGCTGTACTTCATTTTGTTGCTGTGCTGCTTGCTGTGCTTCCTCATCGTAGGCTTTGAGTAGCTCAGCTTTATCCTGAACTGGTAGAGATGCAATAATTGCACGTTCAGGGATGTTAATCCCTGCTGCCTTAGCCTGCATAAGCTGCACATAGTGCATAGCTTTTTGGGAGTCTGTGAGAAGACCTTCTTCAACTGTAATATCAAACTGAGCAAGGTCTTTGTCGTAGAAATTCGCTGGGGGTTCTTGCTCTGTAATTCTCATGATTTTCTCAGGCGTGAAATTAGCCTGGATCATCTTGAGCATTTTTACTGTGAGCAATTGCTGGGAAAAGTTAAGACCATCAAAGATATCTTGCAGAGTGGTTAAGGAGTTATAAGCGCGCTCTTTAGCAAGAGTTCCTGAAATCTGAGTATTCCCAAGCTCTCCAGTTCCTAATAGCTCATCGGAGATACCAGCATCTTCTTGAATATCTTGACCAATCGCTTGAGCTAATGCAGGTAGTGACTGTGGAATTTCTCCTGGGGGTATCTTTTGAAGTCCTCCCATACCACCTTTTTCCACCGCAATAACGACCCCTTGACCTGATTTGCCAAGATCTTCAGGATTCCTAACGCTTCCTAACTCATAAATCCAACCGCTATTAGCCTGTGATCGGCTAATATCTGTCATAGACATGCGAAGCTTATTAAACTCCTTCTGAGGGTCTCGCATGGGACGGATAACACCTTGAAGCTTATATGTAAAATCATCGTAATAAGGTTCATAATCCCCAAGAACAGGCACAAAGGGATAATCATCAATAGAATAAGGATCAATCTCATGATTCATCAAGATATCTTGTAAGAAAATGCAGCGCTCAACCGTTGGCTCATAGGTCGTAACTACTTTAACAAAGGGAAAGCGTTCTAAAAACAGCTCTAGATTTTCGTCATCTCCCCGCCATTTCACCGTGCGCCCAGTTGGGCGCTCTATGAGTGTTTTAACAGGTTTTTGAGTGCGCTGCCAAAACTCATCGTAAGCAAGTAAAGTTTCACGTCTGTTATTTTCAATGGGTAAATAGGGGAATTTACGATCATCATCACCTACACCACATGGAATGCTATCAATTTCTCCTGCTTGCTCAGGTAGTAAAACTTTAGCTTCTTCTCGTGAAACATATCTCCTACGCATTAAGTAAGAGCAGTCCACTAGGGTTTGATCAGTAAATTTCGGATCAAGCAAGAATGACGAATAAGGCTCAATCATCATCCTAGGATCACCATTCACTAAGTCATAAGTGAAATCCATGTACGGATTCATTAAGCTAATGCCTGGGATGATTGCATCTTTAAAGGCTTCAGATATGTAGTGATGAGCATGAGATACACGGTAAGCCCATAGAATAACCTTGCTCCAAATATCTGCAAGCTCTTGGTCGCTATTCTCGGCTGGTTTGATAATCGAAGACAGGCGATTGCGTCTTTGATACCCAGTGATTAGCTTAATGTTCTTTCTGCATTTGTTATAAACGACAGCCTTCCGACCTTCTTCGTCAAGGGCTTTAATTTCAGCATCCGTCCACTGTCTGCCTAGATAAAAGCCTTGATCTGTATGAGCTTCAGGAAGCCACTGGCTCCACTCTGAGTACGCTTCTTGATACGCCTCATTATAATCGTTGTATTTATCTCTCTCGAAGGACAAGGTTTTTACCCAGGTAAGATTTATCTTGACTACATACTACAAATTTTATCTATTCTCAAGATACCTTATTCTTTTTGTCTGAACAAGATTTTTTTAAACCCTTTTCCTCCTGTTGAGGTGACGGATCACGTTTAAATCCGATTCATCATAGGAAGAACCCTTCTCCATAGCTAAAGTTAGATACTTAAAAGCATGGCTTCCGTGAATAGTATTCCAGTCTTTATGCTCTTGATCTATATAACACCCTTGCTTATCGTCCCATTTTTTACGAT